GACTTAACGTCTGTTTGCATCATATTCAATCTCCTAAAAATGAGGGGCCGAAGCCCCTGAGATCAATTACTGTTGGCTAGCGGTCGGGAACTGTGCGCCAGTGGAGTCAGCCACAACATACATAATCGTGTACTGCACCGTTCCAGCAGTCACAGCGGCTACCGTGGGGGTCAACGTAGCAACCACTTTGACATCCGTAGGGCCAACGCCGATACCGTTAGGGGATGCAGTACTTGCGGCACCCGCCCAGTTCACCAGCTTAGAGGCTGCGTTGGTGTTAGCCAAGCGACCTTGCGAAGTGATGTCGGTGGAAGCCCAATACAAATTAGAAGTAGAGCCGTCGCCCAGTGTCAAGTTGGCGGCAGTGGAACCCGTGAAGGCTACCAGTGTGTCAATGAAGATACTGACGATTTGAGCGCCAGCGGGGAGAACGCAGACGGTATCAGTAGTAGCCGAAGCAGCTTGACCCGTGTAGTCCTTCTTAAAAGTCTGAGAGCAAACAGTAGCTCCCAAATTTTCCAGTGAGCCAACGGTAGTACCAGTGGTGTTTTTGATGGTGCCAAGCAGCCAAGGGCCTAGGTGAGTTGCGAATCCCATGATATGTGTTCCTTACATACAAGATAAGTGCGTCAATCGGTATGTCGTCTGCTGGGGCAGTTTGGCGCACTGGAAGTCCCAGATGGAACCAATATAGCACAGTAATTTAATATGTGCAATAAAAAAGGCACCCGAAGGTGCCTTAGTAGGAGGATGGTCAACTCTCCCTTACCGAATCCACTTAGGCTCCGGGGGAACCGTAGATACCCAGTGGGTCAGACACACCGAACGAATAACGCTCACGTGCCTTGTAGCGGCTATTGCCGGTATCAAAGTCAGCATCCATGCCGTTTTGCATGGGTGAACGTACGAAGTGCTTCAGGCCGTTAGGTACATCAGTCGTCAGGAACCAAGCGTTGGTATCCGTCAGATAGTGGTTAACGGTGTAGCCTTCAGGAATCGAACCGTTGTTCTTCAACGCGTTGATATCGTTGTCGGTAGTGCCAACACGCAGGCTGGTTTCCAACAGACGGGTAGCAACGAACTGCAGCGCAGGAGGAACGATCAACTTCTTAGGCATTGCTGCAATCAGCAAACCACGCTCATCTGTCCAAGCAGCGATTTGAATAACGGCGGCTTCCAAGGAAGTCTCGTTCAAATCGGCAGCGACAGTGGGGCGATTGCTGTTGGTACCACCAGAAATCAATGGGTGCGCCGTGCTGAACAGTGATTGACCATCACCATAAGTGACGTTGGCGCTAAAGCCATTATTCAGGGTTGAAGCAGCCTTGACTTGCTTGGTGTAAGCCATGGCGCGGGCCAGAGCTTTGGTGTACCGAGCAGACAGCGAGTCATACAAGTTATCTTCGATAGCTTCTTCAGTAAGAGAGAAACCCATCGCAATGGTTTCGTGCACGTAGCGTGCAGTCCATGCTTCTTGTGCATTGTCATACGCCAGTGCAGAACCCTCGTTCTTGACTGGTGCGGCGCTGAAGCCGGACAATTTGGTTTCCTCTTCAAAGCTACGCTCCGAGGTCTCGGTTTCGTAGATTTCCTTATGCTCTTCGCCGTACTTTTTGTACTCCAAACCGAACAAAGCGTTCAATCCGGGGAGCAGTTCTTTCAATAGTTGTGCGCGTGAAATAGCCATTTTATGTTACTCCTTAGACTGCGGCAGCAGCGTAATACTCGTGCAAACCAAAGTTCAGTTTGACCAGAACTTCAGGATACTGAGTAAAGACAAGCGTAGCGCTTGAGCCAATCGTTTGCTGGGGGGCAGCGTTCAGCACAACAGAAGTCGTGTTGTTTGCAGTGATTGCCGTAGCGACAAACGAGCCAGTCTCGACCAACGAACCGTTAGGAGCCAACCAAGCTACATCAGTACCCACGGGAACTGCAAAGCCTACGTTAGCGGTAGTGGTGATGGTTGCTGTAGAGATGCTGCTGTACACAGCAGTACCCAGAGCAGTGGCAGTATCAGGAACGATGCCAACGATACGCACAGGATAAGCAGCGTTAGCGGCAACCGAGGCTTGGCTTTGAACTGCGACAGCAGAGTTACCAGTAGTGGAGCTACCGGTGTTCTGCACCAGAGGAGCATTTTGACCAACCATTGCGTAGCTTGCGCTAGTAACAGTAGTGCCGCCAGAAGCGCAAACAACGGCTTTGAACACCGTGTCAGGATCATCACAGATGACAGCTTGGATATCACCAGCCGCAGTGCTAGCGGGGTAGTATTGGCTAAAAGTCAACTGCTTAGTCAGAGGGTTGGTGTATTGGCAACCCAAGAAAATACCAACAACAGCTTGGCTATTGAAGGTAGTCGTGCCGGTGAAGGGCACAACAAAACCACGCGCAATCGCTACAACGTCACCATAGTACATGGCAGTGCTGTAGTTATACGCAATGGGTACAAGTCGAGTAGAACCCGAGAAGACTTGACCGCCGATCAAGTTGATCGGCTTTAGCCCGTAAGGGGCCGAGACCGTAGGATATGACATTTAAGACTCCATAAAAATTAAGTGCCAGCGCCAAAACGGGACACCGTAGTTCGCCGGTCGTTATAGAGCGGCATACGGGGATCGTTCTCACGCATTAGATTGTTATCGACGGATAGCATCTGATTCGTTGCTTGGTTGTTAAACCACTCATTACGTTCTTCAACCATCTCGACGGGGGTTTTACAGAGCAACAACCCACCAATCACAATGTTTTCTTTGAATCGGTCATCTTCGATTCGTCCAACAAAGATTCTTGGCTGTTCGCTTGCTTTGACGGGTTCCCAACCTTCTTGAAGTTTCAATGAAACATTCATGGCATCAGACTCTCCACGAGTACTAATTCGCACCCAATGAAACTCGTAGCCATCTTCCGGGGTAGGAGTAGGCAAGGTTTCAGGACGAGTCCACGACTTTTTACGGGCCGTTTTCTCGCGGGTTTCTTGGTCTTGTTTCAATCTGTTTTCAGCCATTTTGTTTCCTCATTTCAATAGCAACCTGTTTGGCGTAAATTTCTAGCGGCACTCCAAGCTTCTTAGCCAAAGCAACTTGTGTCTTCGTCAATGTGACCTTTTTGGGTGCCACACTTCGGGTAGCGGATGCTACGACTGTTGCCCTACGGCGAGGCTCTTCAGCCACCTCCTCGGTATCCCCATCATCTTCAAAAGACTCGGGAAACACTTGGCGCATACGAGAGTTGATCTTCTCGTAGTATTCGTCAGATCGCGGGTTGACGCCCTGTTTGACCAGCTTTTGGTGCAACCCCAACGCAAAGCTAGTCATCTCATCGTCTTCTCCGAACCACTTATTCTTGGCTTGCCAAGTGGTGGCCCGTTCATCAACAGACTGTGTTGGGGCGGTTTGTTGCGTTTGTACACTATATTCATCGTCTTGTAAAGCGGGTAACTTCATATTGTTTACCCGCTCCAGCTTAGACATTGAGCTATTGAGAGCTTTTTGGGCTTCCAATACTGCAGTGGCATCACCGGATTCGTACGCTTTTTTGTACTGCTCCGAAGCATCTTCATGCTCTGCAGCCGCCATTTTCTTGGCCTGCTCCAGCATAGCTTCTTGGTTTTTAGAGACCGTGCCTTTGAGTTTTTTGTTCTCTTCGGCAATCTGCTGCGCGTACCGAACGGCTTCTTCCCGCTCTTTGGCGGCAGCTTCTGCGGCTCGGCGCTGGTCATGGTAACCCTTGCTAAAGTGCTGCAAACGCTTACGAACCTTCTCGGAATACTCGTCCATTTCATCTTCGGACAGTTCCATAGGCGGCTTGGTAGGACGCTTGTTCCGGTCTTCCTCCGGGCGGTCATCGACAATTTCAATGTCGATTTCAGCTTCTTTAGCTTTGGGTTTTTCTTGTTCCAGAGATGGTCGCCCTGCGATCTTTAGTGCAAAACTCCCATCTTCCTTCTCAATAAAATCCGTTTTATCCGCAACCTGATCTGGATCAGGAAACTCAAATTCTACTTTTTGTAGGGCCATAATTTTTCCTTAAGCGCGGGTAACGCCACGTGGATCGGAAACAACTGCTTCAATAGAGTCATCGTTCATGATGCGGTATTCCACACCGTTCACACTGACACGGGTACCCGTGTAGGAGGCAAATACTACGTAATCACCAACTTTGCACCATGGGCCATTGGGGAATCGGTCTTTATCAACATAAGCTTGTGCGCCCATATCAACTACAAGACCAACAGTAGACATGATGCGTTCTTCCCGCATCGTTTGCTTGGCTTTGATAAGCCCCATTTCCCCGAGAGTTTCTTCGATTTGCGGCAGAGCCACGAGCAACCGATAGCCGACAGGAATAGGAAGCTGAGCTTCGGTTTCTTCATCGGTAACGGCGGTTTGGACTTCATCAGTCATTGTTATCTTCTTCCATTTGTGAACGCGAAAGGTCTTTGGTGGTTTGCATAGCAAGCTGGAGACCCCGAATCCTGCCTACTACTTCCCGGTATTCAGAGAAGTCTTTAGCTCCTCCCCCTGCCAGAAAATGGAGTGAGGAGGTTATGTCCTCCTCGTGTTTTTTAATCAGCACGTCAAAGACGGATTTAGTCATGGTTTAGTCCTTTTTAGGTTGTGATTGAGGCGTAGCTAGCACCTTAAGTGCGTCGAGCTTCATGCGTTGTGTAGCCTGAGCCTCTTGCGACTGCAGGCGCTGCCGGTTCTGTTCGTTTTGCGATTGGACGCGGTTAGCTTCTTTGTCAGCCTCAATCTTGACGCGCTCTTTCTCCATGACGAGTTTTGCTGCAGCAATCTGTGCGTCGGTCTCGTCTTTGTGGGCTTTGCGGGTGACCTCCATCTCCTGCACTTTGACCTTGGCTTGCTCCAACTGGAACAGTGGGTCTTGAGCTTGCTGCTGGGCTTGCTGCTGTGCGGCTTGTTGCTGATGTTGCTGGGCCAACTGTTTGCCCCCATCGGCAATGAGCTTGGACAACTCGACTTCGATTTCCGGTGGCAGTTCTTGATCTGGCGGTGGCAGAGTGACGCCAAGACGTTCTTCCATCTGCTTGCGGTAGCTGAAGCCTAAGTGTTCCGCAATGTGTGCCTGTAGCGCCGACATAATCTGCTGCGCTTGTGGGTTTTGCCCGATAGTCTGTGCAATCATCGGGTCTTGCATGAACGATGTATGGGTCGCAATGTGTGCATCGTGATCTTGGTGGATGAACGCCTTCATCGGCTTGCCCACCAGTGCAGCCATGTTCTCGGATACCGGATCGCGTGGCTTTTGGTCTTCGCTCGTTGGGACAATCTTGTCAGCGTTTTTGATACCCAACACCTCGATCATTTGGCGGTGTAAATATGGCAGGTCATAAATCTGTGGGGCAGACTGCGACATCTGAAACACAGCTTGGTATTGCACTACACGCTGAGCCATCGTACTGCTGTTGGGGTCACTGACGGGGATCACGTCCACCATCGCGTAGTCAGACTTGCGTGCGCGAGACAGTCCAGTCTCTGGCTCGTAGGAGTATTCCTCCGGGGCTTCCTCTGCAATGATCTTCTTGAGCAGCTTGAACTCTTGCTTCATCGCATAGTGCACACGTGCTTGCACCGCCGCCATGGGCTTGAGCGTGCGCTCTAGCAACGCCAACGTAGTTCCTACCGGAGCATTTGCGCTCATATCCGACACGTTCATATCGGAAATTGCACCTAACCGACGACCTTCATCCGTGATACGTTGTAACAACGCAAGCAGTGTTTGGCTTGGCTCCTTGTATGGGAGCATCATGATGTTGTCTTTAATAGACCCGCTTGGCACGTCCACGTCCCGGAACTCGCCCGGATTGATCGGTGTATCGTCACCCTTTACACGCAAACCTCGGGATTTCAGTCCACCCGGCAGGTTGCTTAGAGTGCCTGCATCGACCAGTTGGCGGATCAAACTTGTACCTGCGCGTGCGTAGCCGCCGATGATGTGGATAAGGCCCAGTCCATAGAAGCCAAATCCCGGCACATATATGTAGTGCACAAAGTGCGTGTCCTTCAAACGCAGGGGGTCTTCCTCATCCCAGTTGCGACGTATAGCAAGAACTTCCTGTGTGCCACGCTCAATCGTAATAATGTAAGGTTTCGGTAAGTCATCCTCTTTGTCGTCCACACCGTCGATCAGCATATCGACGCTCATCTCCAGTAGTGTGTACCGATCATCGCTCTGGATGGTGTACCCGTTTTCCTCAGCTTTCTTCTTCTCCACATCTGTGGGGAACGACTGTGGCTCACCGAGGTCAACATCCCGGTAGAAGCCGCTAGCCATCAGCTTCTCCATCTCGTTCTTTGTCTTACGCATCACATGCGTAACACGCTCTGCGGTCTCAATATGTGACGCGCCATACGGCACAATCACATCCTCTGCTGACAAGTAAACAGATACTTGACGACCTAGCAGCGGATCAAAATACACTTTCTTGAACGCGCTACCTGCAAGACCCAGCGAATACAGCATCCGCTCATGCTCGGGGCGGTACTCCACCATGGTTTCTGTCAACTGATAGTTCATGTCGTTGCCGACACGCGTAGCCGCTTCTTCCTTTTCTTTGGTAACCTTGCCAAGAATCTTTGTCTTGACGGGGCCAGAAGCAGGGAAAGTCTCACTCATAGTTTCCGCTTGAAACCGGATCGCAGCTTCTGCCAGCACTGTAGAGTACGCACCGCAGGCGTCATCCCATGGCTCAGTACGTTCCTCGTACTTGAACCCTAACACTTCCAAACCTTTGACAAACGTATCAGCCCAGTCTTTGCGGGCTACCATGTCAGCTTCAAACAACTCGATCAAGTCGCTGGCAAGAGTAGCCATCGCACCTTCATCTAAGTGTTCTGCAATGTTAGATTCAAAATCGCTCTCGCCTTCCTCCACGGTCTCTTTACCGATGATGACTTCTGCACCGCCATCTGGAAGCATATTTATAGATGTGTCCTCACCCTCATCCATGGGTACCTCTACATCCACGGTCAAACTATCCAGCCCTTGCGGTGCTGCGTATAGTCCCTTGCTCATTGAATCTGTTGCCATGATCTGTCCTTAGTAATACCCGCCTTTGCGGGATTTGAAGTATCGAATTTCATCTGGCTCATCGGATGGCAGTCGAATAAACCCACCCTGACGGAACCGCATAAGTGCCATTACTGTGGAGTCCACCAAGTCATCGTTGCTCATAAACGGGAACCCGGCAATCTCCTCAACCACCTCTTCTGCCCAGCGGGTATCGGGTACCCAGCAAAGTCCTGACGCAATAATGTCCGCTACAGAGTTTAACCGTGCTAACTTATCACCGCTACCACGGTGAGGCGTGAACTCTCCTACGGGTATACCCGTACGTCGCATCTCTTGGTAAAGCTGTGTACCTGCAGACTTCTTCTCCACGATGAACGCATCAGGCTCCCACTCTTTGTATTCGTCAAACGCTAACTTCTTAAGCTCTGGGAACTCCAACCGCTTCTTAATAGAGTTAAGAAGGATGATGCTGTGGCGTCCCTCTTCGTCGTTCAGGAACACGCCCCAAGTTGTCAGGGCAGTAAAGTCAGCGCGGTTATTGCTCTCGGCTGCAGCGTCCAGTGACATGATGATGTACTCGCACGTTGGGGGCCGTTCTTTCTCCCAGCGTTTCCACCACTCACGCTTAACAACTGATGCTTCTTCTGATGTGGGGTTTTGTTGGTACTGCGCGTTCCACTGGAACGTGGGCATGGTTGCCTTGGTGCGCAGCAGCGCTGCCATATCAAAGAACTCAGGCCACAGTGGTTTCTGTATGGTGCTGCCGTCAGACTGCTCTGCATCAACGATAGCTGGAAACTCGATAACTTCGTACTGATCAGAACCCTCGTTCTTAACCATGTCCCCGGTGACGCGCCCGGTCAGGTCATTCTGGTGCCACCTAGTTTGAACAATAGCAACTCGTCCCCCCGGCATGAGACGGGTACGTGCACCGTATGTAAACCACTCATAGGCTTTGTCAAACACCCCAAAGTTTCCGTTGATGATGTCCTGTTCGTTATGAGGATCATCGACAAGCAACAGATCAGCACCACGACCAGCCAGAGCAGAGCCGACGCCACAAGCGAAGTATTCACCCCCAGCATTGGTGTTCCATCGTCCTGCACTTTTTGAGTCTGCAGCGAGGGTAACATTAGGGAAGATAAGTTTGTAGTCACTTGAGTTGATGATGTTTCTGACTTTTCGTCCAAAATCCACGGCTAAATCCGTGGTATGGGAGACCATAAGTACCTTTTTATCGGGGTATTTACCTAGGAACCAAGCCGGAAAATAGATGGAAACCATCTGAGATTTGCCGTGACGGGGCGGCATATTGACGCAAATACGGTCTTTCATCCCCTCAGCAATCGCCATAAGCAGGGTTGCCAGCCGTCTATGGTGCTTACCTACCATGTAATCAGGCTGCATGTGCTTGCAAAACTCAATCAGGTCATTGGAACATGCCCTTGCAGTCCTCCGTTCATCCAGAATATCCGCGATTTTGCTGATTTCAGCCTGCTCTTCGGGGGTGTACGCGTCTAAATTGTCCAGCATCAGCCGGATTTCTTCTTCCGTAAAGTCGTCAACCTGAACTTGCGAGGCTTCAGTCATGCGTGTGTCCTGATTCTGGCTCGTATACAGTCTGGTCTGGGCTACTTAGACCCATTTCAGCGTCTACGTCGATCACATCGCCCCCAATTTCCATTTCGCCCGGGGCTAACTCGGGCTTTTGCACCAATCGCTGCAGCTTTGCGCGTAGGCGTGCCTTTAGTTCGTCCGTAGATTGGTGAGTAATGGTGACTTCTGAGCGGTCTGAGAACAATCCAACGTCAGAATGCTTGCCCAAAAGTTCCAATGCGCGGATACGGATGCGGGGGTCGGGGTTCTGTGACTCTTCGAGGAGCCGGTTGGTCACCATGTGGCGCACTTCAAGTGCATGAGTAACTACTGCACGTCCGTATTCATCTAGATAAGACCGAATCTGCTTAAGGGACGCCGGGGTAAGACCCGATGCTTGCATATTAGATGCAGCAACACTTGTGTTGTGGGGGTTACTCGCATACGCCGTGGTAAGTTTTGCAGCGATAGCCGCATCAGCTTCGTTGGGTTCTGCTACTTCTAGGCCATGCTCTTCTAATAGAAGGATGGAACGACATGCAGCCTCGGCCCTTTCTCGCAGGTCGAGGTATGGAACATCAGGGGTAATCTCTACCCCAAATTCTGGCGTGAGTTCAAGTGTCATTTTGCGCAAGTCCGTGTAGACCGATGCGCGATATTAACTTAATTTCAAAGGATGTCAAACATCCCTACTGGGGGGTGTCTCTAATATTTGCTATACGATGTTATAGCTTGATACTCTACAAATCTATATAAAAAATTTTTTGGGATACCCAGTTTTGTTTGGTGGGGGGTACTTGCGCGGAATAGTAGTCCTACGGACTACGGGACTCCTT